ATCCTGTTGACGATCGTCCATTACGCCTACGCATTGGGGATCAGGCGAGGGAGGGGATCCCCCTCACCCCCACCCTCTCCCCCAGAGGGAGAGGGAGGAGGATAGTAGGTGAGCGCGGTCACGGAGGCGATTTACGACGTGCTGGCGGGGGACGCGACGCTGACGGCGCTGCTGGCGACGTACGGCGGCGAGCCTGCGATCTTTACGACCGACCCGGCTCCAGGGGACGCGGAGCTGCCGTACATCGTGAGCGCTGGCGAGGTGGCGCAGACACCGTGGGACACGAAGACGACGCGCGGGCGGGTGGCGATCCGGGACGTGCGCTGCTACACGGATGCTACGGGTAGCGCGGTGGTGGTGGAGACGATCGCGGAGCGGGTGCGGGCGCTGTTGCACCGGCAGACGCTCACGATCTCGGATTTCGAGTGTGTGATAGCGGAGTGCTCGGGGCCCATGGCGGCCGACGGGCAGGATGCGTACGGGCGGATCGTATCGGTCCGTCTGACGATTGAGGAGGCTTAACTATGGCTATGAACGGAACTGACGTGCTGTTGCTGGTGAATACCGGTACGGTGGCTGTGCCAGTGTACGAGGCGGTCGGGTCCCAGCGGGATGTGTCGTTCGACGAGGCGACGGAGGAGATCGACGTCTCATCGAAAGACAGCCGGGCGAAACGGGTGCTGCCGGGGCGATACTCGGCGACGCTGTCGTTAGACGCGCTGTACGTATGGACCGACGACAGCTATCGCGCATTACGTGACGCGATGCGCGATGGCGAGTTGATCCTGGTGGCGCGCGAGGACGACAGCACAACGATCGAAACGGCGGATGCGCTGATTACCAGCCTGAGTGAGTCTTTCCCCGACCAGGGTGAAGGGACAATCAGCATCGCGATGACCATCGACGGCTTCTGGACGGAGCTGGAGAGCTAATGCCCGGCGCACGAGGTGAGGCGACAATCCAGGCCGGCGAGCGCGAGGTACACATCCTCTTCACGAATCGAGCGCTGGCTGATGCCGAGGCACAGATCGGCAAGTCTATCATCGGTATTGCGCAAGGATTCGCTGAAGGCACGACGGGTGTCGGCGACATCGCGCACCTGCTGCGGGCCGGGATGGAGGCGGCGCGGCGGGATGCGCGCGCAGGCGGCAAGGTGGTGACGCTCAACGATGCGTTCCAGGTGCTCGATGAGGCCGGTTTCACGGCGGTCAGCGTGGCGGTGATGGAGGCCGTGAGCGCTGTGCTCAGTTTCACAGGAGACGAGGTCCCAAACGCAGGAGCCGGGAGCGGCTAGACTGGCAGTCGCTCCTGGAGACGGCGCTCAAGTGCGGCATCGGCGTGGCCGAGTTCTGGTCGCTAACGCCCCGCGAGACGTATGCAGCCATCGAGGCGGTCTCCTGGCGGCTGGAGCGGGAGCACCGGCGGGATGCGTGGCTGGCCTGGCACATCGCGGCGCTGTCGCGCGCCAAGCGGCTGCCGGCGCTGCAACGGCTGATTGGCGCGGGCAAGGCGCGGGCGCTGGAAGGCGACGAGCTGGAGCGGCGGCGGGCTGAACATCGGGAGATCATGCAGAAGATTGACGTAAATCGCATAAACGAGGCGAAGCGTGGGGCTTGATTCGGACCTGGGCCGCGCGAATGTGGCAGTTCGTGCGACGCTGGAGAAACTGGATAGCGATCTTGAAGGCGCAAAGGGTAAGGTAGACAGCGCCATCTCCAAGATCGTCGCCGGCGCCGGAAAGAACTTTCAGGCGCTGGGTACTGCCGCGCTGGGCGGCATCGGCGTGGCGACGGGCGCGGTCGCAGGCCTGGGGGCGGCGCTGGCCAAGGTCACGATCGACGCCGCGCCGGTCGAGGGGGTGAGCAAGGCATTCGCGGGCCTGGCGGAGAGCGCGGGGCAGGGCGCGGACGGGATGCTGGACGCACTCAAGCGGGGTAGCGCCGGGATGGTCAGCAATCGCGACCTGATGATGTCGTTCAACCAGGCGGCGCAGTTGGTATCCACGGACTTTGCCGTCCAGTTGCCCGACGCGATGCAGTACCTCGGCAAGGTCTCCGCGGCCACAGGCCAGGATATGGGGTATATGCTCGACAGCCTGGTCAAAGGCGTCGGGCGTGTGTCGCCGATGATCCTGGATAACCTGGGGATCCAAGTCAACCTGACCGAGGCGGCCGCTGAGTGGGCAAAGACCTCCGGTAGAGCGGCCATCGTCACGACCGACAATAGCGAGGCGATGGCCGAGCTGGGCACGAAGCTGGAGTTCGCCGAGCGCGAATATGCGCTCATGGTGGATAAGCAAAAGGCGGCGACGGCAGCGGGCAAAGACGTAAGCTCCATCAACCTGCAAATGGACAAAAAGGCTGCGCAGATAGCGGAGTATAGAGCCGAACTGGAGAACCTGGAGGCGACACACGGCCAGACGACGGAGGACGTCAAGGGACTGATAGAGAGTATGACGAAGGCCGAGCAGCAGGAAGCTGTGATGGCGATGACGATGAAGAAGCTGGCCGAAAACACAGCGGCGATGCCAGATGTCACGGAGACGGCGGCGGCAAAGATGGCGCAATTCAAGGCGACCATCCAGGACACGAAGGACAAGGTCGGGGTCGCTCTCCTGCCAACGCTGAACAATTTGATGGGAACATTCGGGCATCTGACAGAGAGGATATTACCACCACTGACTGGATTCATCGAGAACACGCTCGCACCGGCGTTTGAGACAGCGTCGCTGTTCATTGATGAGTTTATGGCCGGGATACTGGCGGGTAATGATCCTCTGAAGGCACTGCAGGGAACATTGAGAGATTTCGGGCTGGACCAGGTAGCCGAGGCGATCGGGACGCTCGTCGCAAAGGGGCAGGAGCTGTGGACAGTCGTAGGGCCGTGGGTCGAGAAGGCGATGGAATGGATCGGGCAGAATGTGGAGCTCCAGGACGTGTTGATCGCGCTGGGAGCGGCGATTGCCGCTGTGGTGCTCCCGGTGTTGTGGAGCATTGTGACGGCAGTTGCACCAATCATCGCCGTCTTCATCGCAGCGGTGGCGATCGTGGTGGCGCTGCGGAAGGCGTGGGAGAGCGATTTTCTCGGGATCCGCACGTTCGTGTTGGATACCATCGAGAAAATCCGCACCTGGTGGGCAGAGAATGGCGACGCGATTCTCGCCAAGGCGCGCGAGATCTGGGAGGGTATCGTCGGAGTGTTCGAGTGGTTCAAGTCCCAATTCGCGACGCTGTTCGAGGCGTTTCGGCTGGCATTCGAGGGAGATTGGTACGGTTTCGGGAAAAAGTTGCGCGAGGTCTGGGACGAAATCTGGGCCAAGATCAAGGCGATCGGCGAGACTGTCTGGGACGCGATCAAACGCTTTTTCACTGAGACAGATTGGGGATCCGTGGGTCGGAATATCCTTGAAGGAGTAGCACGCGGGATCTCCTCTGGGGTGGAGGCGATCAAGCAGGCAGCACGCGACGCGGCAAAGGCCGCGCTGGAAGCGGCGATGGGATTTTTGGGCATCCACTCAGCTTCGAGGGAGGCCATGCAGCAGATCGGGCTGCCATTCATCCAGGGCATTGGGGCAGGGATGGAATATGCTCTGCCGACCCTGATGGCCACCGCCGAGGATACGAGCGCGCGCATGCTGGCCGCGGGCTCGGTGGAGGCGATGAACGCCGGCGCGGTGGGAGGAGCCGGCTACCAGATCAACAACTATTTCGGTGCGGATTCGGTGCGGAGCGAGGAGGACATCTACCGGCTCACTGAGGAGATCGACCGCTCGCTGAGCCTGCGCGGGTTGCAGAAGGTGGTGGTGTGATATGGCCGAGGTACTCACTATCGGAGGCGTGGACCGGACGGCAAACCTACACTGGGATTCGCTCCGGATCGAACAGGCGGCGGGTGAGTTCACCGCCGTTTGTTCGTTCAAGTTGGACGATCTCGATTCCACGCTCAATATCCAGACCCGCGACGCGGTGACTGTGACCGACAACGGCACGACGCTGTTCGCCGGTGAGGTCGTAGACATTGACTACGACCTGCTGTCGCTGGCCCTCCCTGGCCGCCGAATGTCGATTCGATGCCAGGACTACAACATTCTGGTCGAGGAGGCGGTGATCGACGGCGAGGAGGCGTACAGCGCCCAGGCCGACAGTGCGATCATCGCCGACCTGTTCGGCAGCTACCGGGCCGACATCGACGCGACGACCTACGTCTCGA